AATTGGAAGTTACTACATTATACCATGTTTTAATTAACCTACTTGGGTTAATTCTTTTTATTTGACCAACTGCTGTTTTAAAGGTTCTTATCTCGACATTTTTTGGAAACAAATTTGTCATCTCATTTAAAAATTCCATAAAATGTGTCGAAAATGCCTTTGATAATGATATTTTGTCCATATAAGTGTAATTACTTAAACATTTTTAAGTAATTATATTAATTATTTAATTGTTAGTAGTATATCAATAAAAATTTCACAATTAATGTTTTACATCCAAAGAACGTTGTTTTTGTAATTTTTCTAAATCGTTTTCTCTAATCTTGTCTGGAATATAATCTTCTGGTGGTGTTTCTATATTTTGAGCACCATTTAAAAGCATAAAACTGTGCATTTGTCTAGTCCCTCCTCCGCCTTTTGCCGCCATTTCATCACTTGATTGGTCTAAATAAGAATAATCATCCGACATATTGGTTCCCATTTCTGTATATGAATAAGCAGATGGTTCTTCATTATTTTTAGTAGCAACTCCGGTTTCAGCATTTATTTTTGGTTGATAGTAATTCATAATATCTTTTCCGTATAAAACTCTATATCCTTGGTATAGCAATAATACGGCAGGGACTTTTCTAACTGTTTCAGGAAGGAGAACCTTTTTACCACCTTCTAACATTAAATATATTTTATTACCTTCTTTAACACGTTTGTCTATACATACAAAATGGATGTCTTTTTGAATACTTGTTTTAGATAGTCTTGAAATAATACTGTCGCAGTTTTTACAATATTTACTATAATACAATACAGAACTCATTTATACTAACAAATGGTTTTTAAAAGAAAAATATAACGAAATATACAATATACACATACCCATTGCTATTTGAGCATATATTATGATATCATAATTGAATAAAATTGATATAAATATAATAATTTATATGTATTTTATATAATAATGGAATCTTCTAAATCATCCGATAATCAATCTCATCAACAATATCTTAGTTCTATCCCTTTACCTAAAATAGATGCTATTTTAGAAGAACATGATATATTGAAATTTAATATCAGCAATACAAATGTTAGTATCGTTAATGGATTAAGAAGAACGATTCTATCCGAAATCGATATTCCTATATTGGATACAACTGATGACGCGATTGATATTGAAATTAACACTTCAATGTTTAACAATGAAATCATTAAACAACGATTAGGATGCATCCCCGTAAATATGAAGGAATTAGACGATAGTGTAAAAGATTTAAGAATGGTATTGGATCGTGAAAACACTTCCAATAGCATTGAATATGTTACTACTAAGGATTTCAAATTGGTAGATAAAAAAACCAATAAAGAATTATCAGAAAACAAGGTTCGAGAATTGTTTCCATCTAATAAACAAACAAAATCATATATCTTGTTTGCTCGTTTAAAACCAGAAATATCAAAGGAAATTAAGGGAGAGCGAATCAAGTTAACATGTGATTTAAGTATAAGTAATGCTAAGGTAAATGGTATGTATAATGTGGTATCATCATGTGCTTACAAATATGCGATTGACAAGGTAAAGCAAAGTGCTGAATGGGGAAAAATAGAAAAAAAAATGATGGAAAATACCGACGAAATAGATGCAAATCTTATTCAAGAAAAGATAAGATATGAAAAGGAAAATTGGTTCATTCACGAAGGATTGAGATATAACAAGGAAGGGTCATTTGACTTTTGCGTAGAAACAGTTGGTATTTACTCTAATAAAGACATTGTCAGAAAGGGATGTGATGTAATGTTGTTAAAACTAAATGAAATGAAAAACGCAAGTGAAAATAGTAAGTTATTTTCCATTAGAGAGATGCCAGTAGCGCTGAAGGATTCATTTGATATAATATTGTACAATGAAGATTATTCTCTTGGAAAGGTATTGGAATATGTAATGCATAATTCTTATTATAGAAAGGGGTTGTTGTCTTTTGTAGGATTTTCAAAGAAGCACCCTCATGATGATGACAGTATTATTCGTATTGCCTTTTCCAAGGAAAACAGTGATGTTGCCAACGTTAAAAATGTAGTTGAAATATTACACAACTCGTGTATTATTGCTGCGAATGTCTTTAAAGAAATAAAGAGTAATTTTCAATAACTCTTGTTGTAATATAGTTTAGTTAGTTTCAATAAAAATAAATATAATTATAATTTATTTTTATTATTTGTCAATTGGTATTGGGTATTAATATATAACCTGTATTGGTTTAACTTTGAAAATGACTATTTAATTGTTGTCCTACAAGTAGAAATGTGGTACATTTAGGTATATTTTTAATGGTATGTGCGTTTATGTAAGCACATGTAGACCGCAATCCTCCAAGATAATCTTGAACAGTGTGTTTAAGCGGTCCTTTGTATGGCACTTTTATAAGTCTACCTTCGGATGACCTATACGATGCCATTTCCCCATAGTGTTTTGTCATAGCATGTTCTGAACTCATACCATAAAATAGTTTGTATTTTTTTCCATCTATAACCTCTGTTTCGCCGGGATTTTCATCGTGTCCAGAAAACTGACCACCTATCATAACAAAATCAGCTCCTCCTCCAAATGCCTTTGCCAAATCGCCTGGACATGTAATACCTCCGTCTCCAATAATACACCCATTTACACCATGTGCACCGTCAGCACATTCAATAATAGATGACAGTTGTGGTACTCCAACTCCAGTTTTTCGTCGGGTTAAGCAAGCACTTCCAGGACCAATTCCAACTTTAACCACGTCTACCTTACCATTTAGAATAAGTTCTTCTACCATTTCTTGCGATGCTACATTACCAGCAACAATAATCTTATCAGGAAACAGTTCCCTTACTTTATTGGCAAATTTTACAACTTTGTTCATGTATCCATTTGCTACATCGATACATATCCATTTAGCATTTGTTATTTTTACAACTTCAGCAAAATAAGAAAGATACGCATCGTTAATTCCAATAGAAACCATGAAATATTCTGGATTTAGCGATGCGGTACTTAAACGAGTTTTAAAGTCTTCGATGGTATAATGTTTATGAAAACAGGTTATCATTCTAAATGATGATAGCACATCATATACTTCAAACGTTCCCGTAGTATCCATATTTGCCGAAATAACTGGAACACCCGTCCATATTGCTGTGGTGTTTGGAAATGTAAATGTTCTTTCTAGAGAAACAAGAGATCTGCTGGTAATCGTGGTTCGTTTTGGACGAATAAGTACATCTTTGAAATCCAATTGAGGAGTATAATCAATTCTCATATAAAAAATACTTTATAAATAATATTTAATTGCTTTTATTAAATATTGTTTTTGTTGTTCTTATTGTTCTTATTGTTTTTGTTGTTTTTGTTGTTTTTGATTAATTTAGTCACTGAGGGACAGTGGATTCTGGTTGTTTATTGAAAGATAATGTTTCAAGTACTTCCTTTGTATGTTCGTTTTTGCGATAATCCATATTCATACAATACATTAGTAGCGCGGTATCCATTGTATTCACATATTCTACTGCCTTTTTAAATGTGATTTTCTGTCTAGTTTCAATAAATTGGGAATGCAATGTAAACATATTTGTTCGGAATCGTTTAGGAAAATATTTTAGTTCTTTTTCTTTCAAAATATAACAAGATACATACATAGCATAAAGTTGTGATGTAAAGTTATGCAAGTCATTTCTCATTTTTCGGAATTTATTCTTAAATTCAGGAAAGTAATTAAGGTATTCGCTTACCTTGCCTTCTTGTCTCAATACATAATATCTATATTGAATTTTTGTAGTATTTCCCTTGATATTTTTCACATATTCATATGAAGGATTTACAACTTTTAGTCGCTTTACACCATCTAGTGATTTTATTACATATCCAGGGTAAACATACGAATATTGAGCATTAATCAAATCATTCATATACTTCATAAATCCTTTGTATGATGTCATGTCTGGAACATAGGAAGGAATTTTTACGTTTTTAAAGTTGTTCCAATCTCCTTCTACTCCCCCATCTGTAGTTACTGGAACAACGCAATAATCCTCTACCAATTCATAAATGTTTACCAAATATATCCAAGGTTTACTAACTGGAACAACACGTTTATTTTTAGGATGTTGTAATACAAAACTATACATAAAATCCTTGTTGAAACTTTCAAATTCAACTCCAGAGAATACCATTGCTTCTAGAAACATTGTTCGGAATGTGATATTATTGTCCATATTGTAATGACAATTCGCACCGATATTACTTCGTGTTGTGATTTCCCAATCATCTATTGATGAAGACCAAAACAAGTTTATCATTGTTCCTTCAATATAAGGTTGCGCGATGTATTTATCATTTTCAAGTGACATCCAATCATTAAAGTATTCGTCAGTCAATGATTTAGGTGGTGAAAATGATACAACTCTAGAGTCATTAACGATAATAGAACGAAACATCCCCAATGTTTCCAAGTTATCTTTATTGAGTTTATTTTTTTTATATTTTATAAGATGATAATTATGGATTTTTTTAACGATTACATCTTTGGAGTCGCAATACTCCTTATCATCGAGGCGATTAAAGTCAACGTATTCTCGTAAATTGTACATGGTTCTTGATTAATTGTTGTATTATCTATTTAAATAATATTATTTAAATCAATTTATTAATTTAATATAATTTCTAATTATTTTATAAGACAATGGAAAAAAAGATGTCGAATTCATTATTATTGTCTTTGGGGCAAGTTATTAAAATAATAGCACCAAGCAATGCTAATATTCATGAAAAAATATATATTATTAACTACATCGATAAAAAAATCATTGAGTTGATAGAACAAAAAACATTGTCGAAAATTATGTTTAATGTAAAAGAAGGATTTTTAACAGAAGAGTCGATTGAAAAAATTATGATTTTATACAAACCATCTGATGTTGGGTTTGCTAGACAGAATAATTTGACAGTAGACAGGTTTATTACCATAGAATTTGGAGGAGAAGTTCCAACTATTATAAATGGTAAGATTAGTAATTTAGAAGAAGATAGAATTGAAATAGAAAGTTATCCAGACAAACAATATTTTTATATTGATTTTGAATACAAGGGTATTCCAAGAGATTTACCTATTAAGTCTATTCGTGACTTTATTCCTCCAAGTCAACAAGTCAACGAAGCAGTTACAATGGATCCTATTGGAGAGATTGGCGAGAAAGAAGAAAAACAAAATACAGAAGAAAACACAATAGAAGGAGAAACTGTTGTAGATGACGGGAAAATAAAAACAAATGACGATATCGATATGGAAAGCGATGAAGAAGCAGATGATATCATGCAACCAAAAGAAAGGATTGATTTAGAAGAAGATTTAATTGATATCAAAGACATTGAATTTTTAGACGAAGAGTTAGAAGAAATAAATGAAGAAGTAGAAGTTAAGGAGGGAGAGAAACTGTATGATATAAACGACCAAATATCAGATTTAATGGACGATTTACTTGCTAGTGTTCCTTCTTCACAACGTAGTTCCAAGTTTCTTAGGAAAATACATACTATGTTAGAACGATACAAAGAATTAAGAGAAGAGTTCTCAAGTTTTGATGAATTTGGATATTTGTCAGATATTAAATACAAAACAGAAGATTACAAACCAACGGCGTCTTTATTAAAAAACGCACAACATTCTATTTATTGGGCGTTGCCGGTTGTAGAAACAAAAAAACATTTATTTGCTATATCCGATGGCGATTATACCATGAAAAATACAAATAATGTTATTAAAGACATTAATAAACTAGAACAAGAGTACAAATCAAATGCTATACCGGACGAACAAAACAAGTACGATTACTTTTACAGAAATTTACCACTGGAAACCTACGACAAACCAGATGATATGTTAGAAGTATTGAAAACGGTAGACGTCATAAATAACAATGTGGTTGTAAACAATTTAGGCGATTTTTATAGTTTAAATGCAAAACAACACAGGTTAGGAGACATGGTAGGCGATGAACAGCGGTTTATAATAGACAAGGTAGGGCATGGGTTAACCAAAATTAAACCATCCTATCGTAAATCACCCGGATGTCCAAAATCGATACCATTGCCAACTGAACTGGAAAACATCACAAATAATGATACTATTTATATAAAAGGATTATTGACATTGCCTTATGATGTTATGCAATATTCCAAAATATATGATGTGACAAATTCATTATTATCTCGTGTTAATTGTCATGGTAGTCAAATTCATTATGGTGAAATACTAAATGATGACACTGAAGTAATATTAAATGATTTTGATTCTGGTCCAGTTGATATATTTAACAATGTTGTTTATCATTATAAAAAAACGGATACGTATGACCTTGAAAACAAACAGGATACTTGGAATGATATTGCGACTCAATCTTCGATGACAGTTCGTGATTTATTTAAAACGTTAAAGGCAGAAATACAAGGAGGGGTGTCTATACAAAGAATACTTGAGTATTTGAAACCATACAATCTACACGCTGAAGATATTGTATACAAAGATTATTCGATGATGACAGAGTTTATAGAATCAGAAATAACAGCATATAAGAAAAAAAAGTTGGAACACGTCATCAAATACAACAATTACATTAAGTTTATTAGAAATTATAAAAAGGTAAGTTTTTTAGATAATTATGTTGCTTCAGAATCAATAAAAAAGTTGTATGGCATCGCAGAAGACACGGATGTTCAATTTTTCAGGAAAATGTATCAATTAGACGATAGTAGGTTAATGATGTCATTGGTTGCTAAGGAAATCCACAATGAATTATCTGGTGAAACAAATAATCTAAATCCAGAGGTATTAATGGATCTTAAAAAAGAATTAGAGAAAAAAGATATAAACAATAAGGGATGTGAACCGGAAAGTAAAAATATTTCATTATCAAAAAAATATTACGATTTAGACGACCTTCTTCAAGACAACGATAAAAACGTTATTTATGATGAAAAATATGATACTACCCGATACGATATATATGAAGAATTATCTGATGAGAAAAATATCAAGTATCCTGATTTGGTAGACCACCTGGTTAAAAATGTTGGAGTTGACAAAAAAACAGCAGAAGTAGATGCTCAAAGTATGATCGATGGTTACAAAAATGTTCAGGAAAAGGATTACGCTATATTAGAACCAAATGGGTATGAAATGCACTATTACATTCGTAAAGAAAACAAGTGGGTTTTGGATGAAGAAATGTCTAATAAACCAATGGAGGAAATGGGGTTCTGTAATTTAAAGGAAACCTGTTTAAAACTCAATAACGAATGTTTAAACAAAGAAAATCAACAAGAAACTGTAAAGGAACTTACTGTAGAAGAGTTGATTAAACACTATGAAGAAAACCAGCAGAAAAATAGGGAAGAAATTAACAAACAAATAGCAGATGATATAACCAAGGGACAGATTATGGCTTCTATTATAAAAACCGAAAACAAACGGCGAGATTTAAAATACGATATTCAAAAAATTAATATTGGTAAAATGCTTTCCGTAGAAGAAGTTATTGTATCACCTCATGAATCATTAAAACTCAGAATTTTGGGCGAATATGACATGGTATCTAAGATGTCACATATAATTGATTTTGTTACTGTCTATTGTAGAACGGCATTAAACGATGAGTCGCCTAACTGGTATTATTGCGTGGAAACAAATGTACCTTTGCTTCCCACCTTTTACCATGATTTGGCGGTTGCGTTTCAAAACAAAACGTACTTGACAGCGTTGCGTGAAATAGAGCGTGATAGAGGAACCAGCGACGGAGACAATATTGTAGATAAATATAGCGGGTATGTAATTAAAAAATTACAATACGATGAAAATGAAGGTTATAATGAAAATGGATTTAAACAGGTAACACGTGAAGTTATGGAAGAAGAAGAAGATATTGTATTGACATCTTCAGCAATTAGTGGTATTAATGTTCAAAAAAAACATGCGTCGTTTATTAAAGAAATGAAGAAGATATTGAAAACACTGGACACCAAACTTAAAATAAACACCACGCAACAGCACGAATTTATTATAAAATACGTGATTATGTTTATGAAAAAGTATGTATTAAGTGAAAAGAAATATTTGACAAAGGTAAAACAGTTGAAAAGTAAGGGAAAAACAAAGATTTCTTCTTATAAAAAATACAAGGATGAAATCAAAATATTTCTTATAATTGGATTGTATGTAATTGGTATTCAATTGATAACGCCTCATCTGAATTATGCACCAACGTATGAAGGGTGTGTAATGTCATTTGACGGGTTTCCGTTGGAAGAGGGAGAAGATAATTCTATAGTATCGTATATTACATGTTTGTTTTTAAAACTGAAAAGTAGTATCCGTCCTTGGAATGTTATTCCATCTACTAGACGGTCTAACTTTAATGAAGTAAAAGAAAAGTTTGTAGAAAAAATAATGAAGTTTATGAAGGAAAAAATACTTGTAAACGTAGATATATTAAACCAATTAGATGAAAAACGGGGGTGGTTGATCTTAAATCAAGATTTGGAAGTGGGCAGAGGGGAATTTGATATAATGCGTTGGGAAACATTTTTGCCTTATTTAAATCGAGTTACGGTGGATGATACTAGAGGCGTGTCTGGTAATTTTGATAGATTATTAAGTGAAAGTATCGCGAAAGGAAACTTAAATCAATTTTCCTATATATTTTCTCTAATGGGTAAGGTAATTAACCAATCGTTTTTAATACAGGAAGATATGGAACGTGTTGTATCCAATAAGGAATTAAAATTAAATACCATAAACAATGTTCCTTTTCTGGAAAATGCTTGTTGTAATGAAACCAAAAATAGTTTTGCTTACTTTGTAGATAAAGAACCATTGATTATTCAGCGCAACAATGAAATCAAGGATATGATGGTTAAATTAGTTAAATACAACCAACTTAAAAAAGCGCCCTATTTGTACAATGATGAAAATACCAAACTGGTTTATCCATCCGTAGATACAACATATAGTGAAAATACAATTTATCTTGCTTTTATTAAGTATTGTAAATACAACACTGGAGCAATTTTAGACGATGAATTACAGCGGTTGTGTGTAACAAACGAAAGTTCGTTTACTCAATATGATAGTTTAAATGATAAAATAAGAAAAATGAAACAAGAAGAAGGTAATTATTCAAAAGATTCGTTGATTGAATTAATGAATGTAATAGCAAAACGCAATATTATTTACCAAGGGTTTCGCGATTCGTATATCTCTCCCAAAATAAGATTTGAAACACAACTTATGGCAAATAAACCAGATGATATATTGAGTAAGGGTGTAATGGATTCCTTGACAATGGTATTGGAACGATTTGATTTAATGTTTACTGAAGAAATAGATAATGATATAAAAGACTTTTTGATTGTATTGAATGAGGAAAATACAAATATAATAGGAAAACTTGGGAACTATATCAAAAAGTCAAAAGCAAAGAAGAAGACATTAGTTGAATTTATTAAATCGATTGATGAATTTAAAGATAGACAAGGCGGCGATCATGTTACAACCGAAGATGAAACAAACGCATATGGTATTGAATTTTTAAAGAAAGCATTGTTTCAAGTATGTAGGTTATTTCCTCAATTAGTGTTGGGTAAAAGGATTTTTTCTGTAAATGTTGAAAATCCATACTGGAATTTAAGTGATAAACACGCGCTAAAGTTAAGTAAACAATCAGAAGCCGAATTTGGTAATTTTCATCAATTTAGTCAAGATGAGTTAATCGAACCAGTCCTAAACGAATTGGTTAAAAAAAATGAAGAACTATATAAATTTTCTACATTTATACCAGTGTACAATGATATACTTGGGAATGGTGGTAATAAAAAGTCTGTATTAAATACTACTGTTTCCAAAACGTTATACAAGCATCTATTGTTGAAATCCTTGATGACATATATAGATATAGAAGAAACATCAAAAGTAAATAAACCATTTGATAATCCTGATATAGAAGAAAATATGTTTGAAGAAAGTAACGAAACATTGATGGATAAAATGAGTGAATTGATGACGGTTGTTATAGAAACATTACACCATCAAAAATCAAACATTGATTACTCTATGGAAGAGATACAAAACAATGTATTAAATGTAAAGGAAATGGAAAAAAGCGGTATTGTAGAACGACTGAAAAATATGAATAAAGAAGACAGAAAATCAGAAGACTACATGAAAAACTTGCGATTAGGAGATTGGAACCTCGGTCAAACAAAGGCACTGTATATTTATGACCCGTCTCAATACGATAGAGAAATAGAAGAACAGTCTAAAGAAATGGAAATGAGAAAGGTTATACAAAATAAAGAGGGAGAGATGAACAGTTTTCAAGAAGACGTCGCATTGGAAGATATGATGAAAGATAACGAAGAACAAGAATTGGTTCAACGAGAAATGATGCAAGATATGATGGCAATGGGAGAAGATGACGATTTTGGTGATATGGATGGAGATGAAATGTATTAATTTAGTAAATAATAAATTATTAAATTAATAGTATATATATAATTATGTTTCGCTTGTTTATTAGACAAAATATTACATCAGTTTCTATTGTTCTTTTTGTTATTTTATTTGCTGTTATTCAAGTTGTAAAACCATCCATTATTTATGGTAAAGATGGTTCGTTACGACAGTTTGGATTGGCTTCTAGAAAGAAGACAGTATTACCTATTTGGTTGATTACAATATTTTTAGCCATATTATGTTATTTATTTATTTTATACTATCTTACATTTCCCAAGTTTACATGATTAAACAGTGATAGGTTTATCACATGGCATTCCAATAATAGTATTCATATTAATGGTTACAACTAAGATAATTGTTAATATATACCAAAATGTTGTAGATATAATATCCTTTTTAAGGAAAAGGTTATACAGTTTCTTTAACAATTGTGATGTCGTCTCGTTTACTGGAACATCTAAATTATTCATAAACAATTGAAAATTATATGGGTTTATTTCTTTAAGAATAATATTGATATCCTTCTTTATTTTTTCACTTAAATGTGTATCCTTTTTCTTTAAACTAGGTATAAATATTTTGGTTGCTATTTCTTGTTTAGTTGTTTTTTTAAGCCTTACAAAAAGAGTTCCAAATGTATTGTAAAATGGGCGTTTCCACGATGGAAACGCCTCAATAAGCGAACCAATCATACCAAATATAAAAATCATAGTAACAAAAGCAGTGCTAAATGCTTCAATATACATAGGATTTCCACACCGACCCTTTAACACACTAGAATTGATAAATCCTTGTGCTGCCGTAAACAATACAATTAATATCGGAACCAACACATAAGGTCGAAAGTTTTTCTTTGGTAGTAACATGTCTTTTGAATAATTCTTTATTCTTGTCATACGATAGCGAATAAATGCCAATAAAATAATTAGTATCATGTATATTCCACCAATCGAACCATTGCTAACACCCCCTTCTTTTACCTTTTTATTAAATTCATTTTTTGATTGCGCCACTTCAGAAGAATCCATTTATAATAAAATGATATTAAATAATGAATTATTATTGAATATTATTCTAAATTTACAACATGTGATTTACAATTGATTTACATCAATAGAACTTAGATTTTTCACTATATCCTCATCTGTTTTTTTACATTTAATGTTATTCATTGATTCGCTGTTGATTAAAACTGCTAATGCGGCTGCCAATACGTAAAATACAAACGTTCCAATTAAATCTTTTTTTAATACTAAATTATAGTAATTCATCATAACATTGTTTTCTCGTTTTGTATTTGGTATATTTAATGGCATTAATTTCATTTTAAAATTAGAAGGACGAACTGTATTAATCATCAAACGCTCGTCGTTTAATATAACTTCTAATACGTTGGATGAACCGTTCCGTATGTCAGGAACGTATACCTTGTTTACTATAGTACGTATTGTTTCCATGTTCAATCCGCAAAATAGATATCCAAATGTATTGTCGAATGGCGCCTTAACTATGGGTATGCTTTCAGCAAGTGTAATGATGGTTCCAAATATCAGAAATATGGTGATAGCAGATGTCATAAATGCTGTTTGTGTCATGTCTACATTACAACGATCTAATAGTTGTTTACGATTACTAACGCCTTGAATGATAAACATTATTATTAAAAGAAATGGAACAATTAGAAACTTTGGTAAAGCACCTTTAGCAGGAAGCATCCTTTCGGGTGTATACGTAGATATCTTTTGATTATAAAACCTTAATATAAAAAATATGGTTATTACTAATAAATGGACGGGTAGAAATGTAAACATGTAATATATATTAATTGTATAATAATTATAAATGTTATTTGTAAAGATTTGTATTATTATTTATTGTTAATTATTATACTGTATGAATAAACCATCATTGATAGAACCTGGCGTTAAGTATTTCTTAAATGAAACCTTAAAAAACTGTAGAAGTAAAAAACAGATTCGTGAAAAAATAAATATCAATATTGTCTTATTGTTATTTTTCTTCATTATAATAGGTAGTATTTTGTATTATAAGTGGAGGACAAAACCTACTTTAGAAGAATTAAAACAACGAGATAATATTAAAAAATATTATATACTAAACAAAATCAAACAAATTACAGATAAAAAATTAAAAAATAGAAACGAAACAATTACAAATCTCCCTAAATTTGAAAGTGATTTTGTGAAACTTCATAAAAATTTTTATAACATTTAATAGTAAATGAGTAAAATTAATGAGTATAGCGATGCTTTAAATAACTACTACGAATTAAAATCAAAATATGAAAATAAAAATTCTAAGAAATCGAAAAGTAAAAAAACAAGCAAAGACGGTAAAAAAACCTGTATCAAGTGTAAAAAAAAGGGAGGGACTGATTTTTCACGTCTTGTTGAAAAAGCAACCAATGGGAAAAATGAAGTATCCCTTATTGCTAAATGCAATGCAGAAGTTCCATGTGATTTAAATATTAATATTAAATTAGCAAACTATAAGTTATACGGTGATTTAGTAAAATATATCAACGAACAAATAGAGGTTATTAAAACAGATATAATTAAACTTAAATTAGACCTATTGTTTCAATTAAAAGACGAAGAGTATGTTGTGTCCCGATTTGAAAAACTTAAAACCAAGTTACAAACATTAAGTAGTAAAATAGAAAAATTAACCAAAACATATAATGAAAAAAATAACACATTTATTATCAAAAAACAAGACGATGTTACCAATGAAGAGTATGAAGAAAAGATAAGTAAAAAACAAGGGATTATTATTACTTCCAAAGAAATTGAAAAAACCCTTAGTAATTATGCTAAGTTAGTCAAAGAGTATAATAAAACACAAAACAAGGTTTTTTTAGCAGACGCATTTGAAAAATATCATAAACCGGTACTTGATTTATTTATTAAGAAAAGAGGTATTCAATATCAAGAATGTAACATTGAAACAATTAAACCAATTAGAAAGGAGGATGACAAAGAAACATATATTGAGTTCAAAAATGTTTCCATAGAAAACAAGCAAGTATCTATTAATCGGTTTGAAATAATAAAAAACGTATATTAAATCACAGTTATTATGGTGTGAAGTATATATATCCCAACGTTAACTTTATCTTGGTATAATATATATGAATTTAAACAAGTTTATTGATGTAAAGGTGTTTTTATTAGCACTTTTTGGAGGGTTGTTTCTTTCTTATGTTTTGTCTCCAAAAAAAAGGGTAATTTATGTATATCCTAATCCGTCCAATACAGACAAACTACAATATAAAGACAAGGCTGGTAACTGCTTTAAATTTCAAGAGCATGCTGTAGATTGCCCTACTAATGAAAGTGATATTGAAGAGTATAAAGTTCAATAATACACTACAATAGTAAAACACTTTGATATATAATTTATAAAATATTTGTAAATTATATATGTATTTAAGACGACTTATCTATAGTGATTTTGGTAAGATAATTATTTCTATATTATTGGGATTGGGATTGTCTACATTATTTAGAAAAGTATGCAATGATAGAAACTGTCTGGTGTTTAAAGCACCTACTATTGATAAAATAGACGATAAAACATACAAGTTTCAAAACAAGTGTTATAATTACACGGCTAGCGCAATTCAATGTACTGACCACGGAGAATATGTTGAATTTGAATAATAATAATAATATAATAAATATGTTTCTCATAAATGCGTATAATACAGATTTTGTTACTATTATTAATGTATAAATGGAAGCAAATACCACCGATATCGATAATTTGCCCAACGAATTAAAACCAGCCGAAAATGTTAAAATGACGGTCAACGAAACTAACACGTCTAAAAATGTGATTACTGAACTTAGTAAATCATCCATAAGTCAAATTGTCAGTGGATTGCAAGAAGCAGGCGCTAGTCAACTTACTGGATTACCTAGTAAACATATTCCAAACCAAAACTCACAAGTAAGTTTTGACCCAAATGTAAGGGTAAATCATATTCCACCAGTCGAACAAGAAAAATCAAACTATATTGAAGATGATAACACATTTGAAGAAATAGTAAGTCAATCCCAACAAAAGGAAAAAAATGATGCACGACTAGAGCAAATATACGATGAGTTTCAAACCCCTGTATTGGGTATGGTATTGTATTTTTTACTTCAATTGCCTTATATTCAGAAAATATTTATACGAAATTTTCCATCCTTATTCAATAAAGATGGATTTCATACTCTTTCTGGATACATGGTTCAAACTGCTTTATTTGGTATTGCGTTCTATGGACTAAATTCATTGACCAACCATTTAAGTGTGTTGTAACCATGATAATAAATCAATAAGTTCGTTAATTTGTTAGTTTAATCATATATGATGTATAATTATATATGATTAATCATTTAAGAAGGGATAGAAGTGTAAGTTTCTTTTTACCATTTGACTTAACCTTTCTAGTCTTTTTTGCAACCTTTTTTTGTTTCTTAGATTTTGCTACCGTTTTTTGAGTTTTTGACTTGCCTTTTTTTTCCTTTTTGAATGCCTTTTTTTGCTTATAGTTGTTTGCTTCAGACGGAATATAACGCAAGAAATACCATTCAAATTCTTTTTTATTTTTATTATTTTTAAGTTCTTTGTATTTGTCCGATTTTTCAGCGCGCATTTTTTCCATGGTAGTCTGATCACCATAACAATCGATTGTAAACCGTTTCAATAATCCTTTCTGTGACAATCTGTTTTTTTGTTGAACATCGAACAAATACTCACTCATACAAACTATACGATTTTCTTTATAGTATTTTCTATTAACATATGCGAAAGAAAGATAAAAACTTAACATTGTATCTATGGTTGCTATACGAATTTTTTTACCAGCAGATAGAATAACATTATAACTGTGACATGCAAGTGGTTCATAAATAAAAACAAGAGTTTCACTGCCTACCTTAACTTCATAATGAGGTGCTATTATCTCTCCCACACCAGGTCGCTTTACTATTTTTATTTTTTTTATCCCAATATCAGTTAGTCTTTCTTTTAAAATCCTTGCCGTATTTTGTGGTTCTATAGATAGCACATCAAAGTCTGGAATTCTAGGTACAGGAATACGTTTAATATTTGGATGTTGCTTTAATATCATTCTATTCGCATATGCGCCAAAAAAAATACATCCTTGTGATACTAAACTTTCACGTGTAGTAGTAAATATGTTACCTTCAACTTGAGTTAAACTAGATAAGATATCATTGCTATTAGTTGTATTGGAGGGTTGTGCTGATTTTTTAACACCATATTCAAACAATCGTTGTATTTCTTCATTATCACAGTTTTTACCTTTAAGAGGATAATGTTTGTTTAATAAACTGAGTCGTTTTAAAACCTTTTCCCATCTACTCACATCTCCTTGTGGTCTTGAAAGTTCTAAATACATAGACATCCGTAAATAATTAGCTGGAGTGTAATAAATGCTGTCTACAATAATGGCGCGTTTTTTAATGTTTTTATAGATGTCATCTACTAAATAAGTAATATCGGCAACAGGAATATAGTTTACAAATACTTTAAATGTCCCGGCATGCATGCCCGATTTGGCCTCTACTTCTTCATACCCTTTACTATAATAAATATCAGCCAAATCTTTTGCATCTTTTAATGGGTCAGGGGAATAAAAATCATAATCAGGTAATTCTACTTTTTTATCGTAAAACTGATCTTCTAATGGTAAAATATTATTGATAGCAGTTCCTCCGTAACAAATACGCTTTCTATCTCGTAAAAACTGTTCTACAATCTCAATAATGGTCTTGATACTTGGATTATTAAGCAGTGTATATCCTGTTTTCTTTTCAATATTGTCTACAGCACTTCGTAATATCGCTAATTCTTTTTCTTGAAATGATTGTTTTGTCATGTGTGTTATGTATATAAAATATATAGATTTTATATTCTACTTCAATAAATAAATTAACTGTTTTCTAACAAAACCTTTTTAACGCGTGGATCCATTGGTTTGGGTTTAACCAGTTTAATTGGTTTGTATCGTTGTTCGTCTGGTTTAAGAACCAACGCACTTTTGTTTTTAGAATAAAATGTAAGAGATTCTTTTAAGTTAGAATCATGCAACGTAAACCGCATCAATGATATTTGACATCCACTATCCCTATGGAATTGAGAAGGTGAATTTTCTTTTTCATTGGTTTCATCAGGTATAACCATTTTAACCGTTAGTTTATTTTTCTTTATCATGTCGTCTTTGTCAGTACCAAACTGAACATCGTAATTTCTAACAAATTCCATTCCTCCCATACCCTTTACTTCCATATTATTACACATATTGGTTATTTTATACAAATCGCTATCTTTAAACGTACTTGTCGTATCGTATACAGAAATAATTACCTTTTTACTTAACCATTTTATATCTTCATTAATAACATTTTTGACGCGACCACCGTAACCGTAAGACGATTCCATCAACTGTGATTTAAATGTTGTTTTGATATTGTTTGCCAGCGCATTTAAAGCAGAACCATTCATTGTTTTAAGTCGAAAGTTTAAAATTAACAAATCATTCGCGTTTTGCGTGATTATACCCTGAAATGCTTTTTTACACTCGTTTAATACATCGGGTATCTCTAAATGATTTAATGTGTCTTTAGAATACGACGAATCACTGGTTCCAGCAGCGTTTTTTAAACTGGCAGCAATAACAGGTTTTCCATTTTGAGAAAATACTTCAAAATCCAATACACGTGGACCCATTTTTATGGTGTTTTCTAATATACCAACATCCACCCAATTATTAAATACTTCTCCGCCACAACAACTATTATAACTTCCTAGTATGTAATAATCCTTTAATGAAGTTGGTCGTTTGTGTACTTTATCATAACTATCGTGATATGCAAAATTAGATATAGTATCAATACCATTTTCTTCTTTGAAACTTAAGAATTGTTTAACGTTGTCTTTTAATGTATCTACATTGCTTGAACTTTTGTTTACACGATTGGAAATGTAAAATAAAATCACCAAAATAGTAATAATAATTCCAACAACAAGGATAAATCGCAACAATATTTTATTATTACTGGTGATTGATTTATAATATTCCATCACTTCTCTTTGTAATTTTTCAGATTGTTCTTTTGCTTGTTTTGCCATATTTTCCATCAAATCTCCCCCATCTGGTTCCATTTTAGGTATATTATTTCCTACATCACCAGGATTCTTCAAATTTAATATATCCAATTTCGGTAAAAAATTAGGTTTTGGAATACGATTCATTTTAATATATAATTAGATATATTTTATTGTATCATAAATTAATTATAACACAATTTAAATATTAAAATTAATATATTATAATATATTAATTAAATGGCTGGTGGATTATTAAATTTGACATCTTATGGTAATGAAAATATTATATTAAATGGAAATCCTAAAAAAACATTTTTTAAAGCGGTTTATAAAAAACATACTAACTTTGGATTACAACGGTTTCGAATAGATTACAAAGGTAGTAGAATTTTAAACTATAACACCCCAACGGTTCTTGACTTTAAAATACCTAGATATGCTGAAATGCTTTATGATACATATGTTTGCGTTACATTGCCGGATATATGGAGTCCATTTCATGAATTCGATACATCTTCGCAAACGGGGTCGAACAAATTGAAACCGTATCAGTTTCGTTGGATTGAAGAACTAGGTTCAAATATGATACGCGAAGTAGAAGTATATTCAGGTCCTACCATTTTAAGCAAATTTTCTGGTGAATATTTAAATTGTTTAAAAGAGCGTGATTTTAGTAATTCCAAAAAAGACCTATGGAATAGAATGACTGGAAATATTCCAGAATTAAACAATCCGTCATTTTCAGGTAATCGCGTAAATGTATATCCAAATGCGATGTATGTAAATAGCACGGGGGTTATACCATCTATCCAAGGACGGAAGTTATACATCCCTTTAAATTTGTTTTTCTCTGATTCCAGTAAAATGGCACTTCCATTGGTGGCATTACAATATCAAGAAATCAATATTAAAATTACGTTTGAACCTATATCGCGATTGTATACGATAAATGATATTGATAACGTTACTAATTCTACTGGAATAAGTTACCGTAGAGCACCTAATCCAAATGTTCTACACCATCAAATGTGGCATTTTCTAAATCCACCTCAAGATATATCTGGAACATTATCATTATATGATCAAACTAGAAATGATTGGAATAGTGATATTCATTTAGTTTCTACATATATATTTTTGGGACAAGATGAAAGAAGAACGGTAGCCCAACAACCATACAAACTGTTGATAAAACAGGTGTACGAATATGAACAATTATCAGTAGGTGGTTCTCAAATTACAGAATTTGATAGTAAAGATATGGTTGTCAATTATATGTTTCGATTTAGACGAGATGATGTTCGTCTTAGAAATGAATGGTCGAATTATACAAATTGGACATACAATAACATTGAACCACAAAGAATTACGCATGTGTTACCGTCTGTAAATAACTTACCTGTACGAAATCCTAGAAACTTCCACATCACAGGAGCAATTGGGGAATATTACTATAATAAAAAGGAAATATTAATAGATATGGGAGTTGTGTTACAAGGAATATATCGCGAAAATGTAATGGACGCTGGTATATTCCAGTATATAGAAAAGTGGAAGCGAACCAGTGGGTCTGCTAAGGATGGGTTGTATTGTTATAATTTTTGTTTAGATAGCGATAGAAGTGTATATCAACCCTCAGGAGCAATGAATTTAAACAAGTTTTCAAAGGTAAGTTTCGAATTTAATACATTAGAACCTCCTGTAAATCCAGACCCACGATTGATTAATATTATATGTGATACAAACAACAATCCAATTGGGTTTCGTAAAGACAACTCAGATTTAAATGAATTCAATTACGACTTAAAGGTGTTTGAAGAGCGATACAACATGCTAATTATAATGGGCGGACGAGGCGAACTTTTACAGGCAAGATAAATAATTAATATTTATAAATTAATTATTTATTGGTTATATTTATTTTTTACTAAAATTCCAAATGGAATCATAAAACTGAACTCCTTTTTCTGGTCTAGGATGCTCTGGTTTGTAATCAGACCGATATCTAGTTTTGCTTGGTTGAGACTTATCGTAATCTGTTTCCGGGTACTTTTTTTGTATCTTTGTCATCTTTTCTTCTTCTTTTTGTTGTTGAGTGTCTTTATCCGCGGAATCAGAAAATTCATATCCCAATAATTTATACATCAACTTAAGACCTGGTTTACCGTTGTCTTGATATACAATCTTTAAAACGCGTTTGATTGGTTCTCCTACCAAACTAGCGAATGATCTAAAATCCATTCCTGCTGGAGACATATTGTTCAGTACATTGTCGTAAACTTCCTTATCGATTTGAAGATCGTCCATCAATCGTTTTGCTTCTTCTTTAAGTATCATACCATCATTATCTTGGTCGGCAGCTTTAAATAATTGTTTTAAATACTGAGTTTTATCTTGTTCAGATAAGTAATTTGAATCTTTACTATTGTCTTCATCCTTTTCTGAACCATAATGTATTTTACCAGTGTGTAAATTGATGTTAATATCTTGTATTTTATTGCAAAATATCCCTTCATCCCGACACATTTTGGTTATAAATTCACCTTCTTTTATGTCTGTATTGGATACATTATTGGATTTCATTGATTCTGCCGTATAATTCACATCATGTGAACTTTTGTTTTTGGATTGAGTTGATTGGTTGGTATCAAATCCTTCGCGCGATGTCCCACTGACATCCTTGGGGGAAAATTTTACGTAATCTACTGGTCTCCTTCCTCGTTTATCTTTTTTCGCTTCATCATTGTAATTATGGTAATTTGTTCCAATTACGGTTATCTTATCGGATGAAATCCCTTCTCCTTCTGCTAATTTAATTAATTTATCATCCACAAAAATAGAAACATCGTGATCATTTGTATCATTATTTTTACGAACTTCATATCGAATAACATATGGTCCTTGTTCCAACATATATTTGACTCGTTGTCCTGTCTTTCCTTTAAATATAGAACCATCTGCGGTGTATCCGTCTCTGTAAACACCAAAAACAACACCGTCATTTGTCTCGTCTGTGGAAAATCCCCAATTTCCCTGTGTTGTGTTGTATAAGTATTGACCAGAAGGTATTGCGAGTTCAATATCATAATTGTCTATTTTATCTAAAACAACTGTTTTAAATTCATTGCTATCGTATGACTTCGTTATTTGCGATACAAAATACTCTTTGATATTTTTACGATAAAAAACCGCAATAATAATGGTTATCAGTAGAAAAAATAAAGTAATAATAAGTTTCATATTGTATATATTATAAATATAAAAAACTTTGCGTGTAAATAAGTAACATGTCACAAAAAATATTTAGGAAACAATATATAGTATTTTAATTAAATTTTTTAATAATTAATTATAATATATAAATGGTAAGCAAATTAAAAGAAACAGATGAAAAAAAAGAAACAGATGAAAAAAAAGGAACAGATACCAAACCCACGAAAGATACCAAACAAAAAATTAA